ATGTCTTGCTTCGTCAGCCAGTGGATTACATCCCCGGTATGCTGAGCATTACTTTAGAAGAGTTCGTATCGACAAGAAGGATCCACTCTACTTCATGATGAGAGATGCCCAAGTACCAGTAGAAGACTGTGTAATGAATGCAGATTCAACTGCAGTCTTTACCTTTGTTCAGGCTGCTCCATCGGGATCACTAACTCAGAATGAACTATCAGCTATTGATCATCTTAACTTATGGTTAACTTATCAAGAGCACTACTGTCAGCACAAGCCAAGCATCACTGTTAACTATGCTGACAATGAATTCCTACCTGTTGGACAATGGGTATGGGAAAACTTTGATAAGATCTCTGGTATATCTTTCTTACCCAAGTCAGATCATATCTATGCACAAGCTCCCTTTGAATCTATATCACTAGAAACTTACAATTCGTTTCCTGTTATAGATGTAGACTTTAATCATCTCTCTTTATATGAGAAGACAGACACAACAACATCATCTCACACCTTAGCCTGTACTGCAGGAGCTTGTGAGATAATAGATTTAACAGGATAAACAATGGCAAGAAAAAAATCACCTGCACTATCTGCTGCAGAACTTACTGCTCAACAACAGCAGATACAAAAACAAATCAGCGGTGTTCAGGGTGGTCTTTTAGATATGGCAAATGTAGGACAAGAGTCTTACTTCTCTGCCACTCAAGAGACTGCCCTGACTAAGAAAGAGTTGCCTAACTTTTCTGATATCTATAATCCACTCTATGAAAAAATGAAAGACATTCGTTTTAATATAGGTAGTGATATTAGTACAGAAAATAATGATGCTGCTTTCTATGTGTTTAATCCAGAGGCTGAAGCAAAGAAGCAAGCTGATCTTCAGATCGGTGAGGTTACTAAGCAAAATGAATTGTATGCTGAGCAACAGAAGCGTGTAGCTGAGTTTTTAAAGCAAGAGGGTGAAGCACAAAAGCTTGGCATTCAAGAACAATACATTCAATCTGTAATGGCTAAATCTCCCACCCTTAAGACAGGGTACAGCACAAGTACTGAAGCTGGCTTTGATATGAATGCTTATAGAAAAGCTAAAGGTAAGAATAAAACCGTAAGTTATGATGCTGATAGAAATAAAATCTATAGCTATAAGTTACCAGAAGAAGTAGCAGCTGCAAAGTTACAGGCTATTAGAGATGTAGAAACTCTACGTTTTAGATCTGATCCTGATTTACAACAGCGTGAAACTATTGCATATCAAACAGCATTAGAAAAACAACTGGCTGATTTGAATAAAAAAATAACTAAGCAGACCAAGCAAGAAGCTAAGGCTGCAAAGAAAGCAAGTAAAAAGAAATGATTACTAATATCCATCAAGCAAAGACTCGATTAACTCTATCTACCCCAATAGATTTGCCAGAGGTCAAGCAGTTAATCAAAGATCTCTATGTTCAAATAGAAGAGTTAAAAAATGAAATCAGAAAAGTATCCGAGAATAGACCCCGACCTGATAAAAATTCTGGAAGAACTATACAAGCCCCTTGAATACGATGCTGACTGTGAAGAAAGCAAGTTTGCAAGACGATCTGCATTTAGAGCAGGGCAAATAGAAGTCGTAAACAAATTAAAAGCTGTGCTAAAGCAACAGCAAGGAGGCAAGTAATATGGGTGGAAGCCCTACTATTAGCGGTGGTATGACATATGATGAACAAAAGAAACTGATGGATGACGAGCGCGTCTTCCAAAAGGAACAAGAAGAAGAGCGTAGAAAAGCAGCCGAAGACTCCGAAACTCGCCGTGTTGCTAGAGAAGCCATTACTATGGCTAGAACTAAAGCAGATGAGCAAGCCGCAGTTCAGACAGCTACTGCTGCCGAACAAGAAGCAATCCTTGAAGCTCAGGCTCAGGCTGAAGCACAAGGTACTAAGACTATTCAAGGTGGTAACGCCAAGGCATTAGATTTTTATTCAGCACTATACAATGGTGTATCTACATAAAGGAGTGTAAATGACAAACAATCTTGTTGAACGCTTCCGAATGTTAGATGCAATGCGAACATCTAAACTATACCGTGCTCGGCTATGTGCAGCACTAACTGTTCCAAGTCTTCTACCACCTGAGGGTTGGACTGAAGAGATGGAACTACCACAGCCAACATCATCTGTTGGTGCAAGAGGTGTGACTTCATTAGCTAGTCGAATGCTATCAGCAATGATGCCTTTGAATGACACACCCTTTTTTAAATTTGGTCTTCGGTCTGGTACAGAACCAACCGCAGAAATTGGACAGTATCTTGAGACTATGAGTTATCAAGTCTATCGTAAGCTTATTAGTACTAACCTAAGAGAAACAATCTATCAAGCAATTCAGAATTTAATTGTAGTTGGAGATTGTTTAGTACATGAGATGGATGACTTTAAGTTTAGAGTTACCCGTCTAGATAACTATGCTATACAGCGTACCGTTGCTGGAGATGTCAATGAAATTATTCATATTGAATATGATCTTGTAGATCCAGAAGCAATTAGTCCACACTTCTCCTTACCCGAATCCGCTAAGAGAGGTTACAAAAAAACATATTGTCAATATCTCAAGGAGGACAACCTATGGAAGTACAAAAAGGAAGACGGCGATGGGAACCTACTGACAAGCGGTGTCTACGAAGTATGTCCTGTGACGGTACTACGGTGGTACGGCATACCCGGAGAAAACTACGGGAGATCGCACTGCGAAGATATCCTAGGCGACCTATCAAGTCTTGATGGTTATACTAAGGCATTGCTTGATGGCATGGCAGCAGCCTCAGCCTTCTGGATGGGTATTGATCCATCCGGTATTACTGAGGTAGACGATGTTGCTGATGCACCCAATGGCTCATGGATTCCCGTGAGACAAGCAGATGTATTCGTACTGTCACCATCACAGACAATGAACCCACAGATCTCAGCCGCTCAGACCGCTGTTGAAACTATGCGTAGAGAGATTGGTCAGGCATTCTTAATGTCTGCCTCCTCACTACCAAGTGGCGACCGCGTGACTGCTACTGCTGTTCGTATGATTGGTTCTGAACTTGAGACAGTCTTAGGTGGAGCATTCAGTGCTATCGCTAGAGATCTCATGGAACCAATTGTCAAGCGATCTGTATTCTTAATGATTGAAAAAGAAGAACTTGATACAAGAATGTATGAACAGTTCTTTGATGCTGAAGGTGTACTATCTATTGAAGTAATTACTGGTCTTCAAGCCTTGAGTCGTGACACTGATTTACAAAAGCTTATGCAGATGGGCGATATGGTTCGCAATCTACCTGAGCAAGCAGCCGCTGCATTTAAATGGGAAGAGTATGCTAGAGCGTTGATTACTTCTCTTGGCTTTGATGCCCGTAATTGGGTACGCTCAGCTGAAGACATTCAACAAGAGCAGATGATGCTACAGCAGCAACAGGCTCAGCAGCAGATGGCTCAGGCTTCCACACAGGCAACTGCTGGAGCAATGGGTAACATTATGGCACAGGCAGGACAACAAGATCTCGCACAGAATGGTGGACAGGGTATCATGCAGGTTCTTCAGAACTCTGGTGCTGACATGTCTGCATTTACAGGAGGACAACCTAATGGCTAAGAAAGTTAATAAGGCTAGTATGCCTTGCAACAAACCTCGCAAGTCTCCTAACCCCAATAAGAAGCGGGTAGTAAAGGCTTGTGCTAATGGGCAAGAGAAGATCATTCATTATGGAGCAGCAGGATATGGTAACAACTATAGTCCTGAAGCTCGTAAGTCTTTCAAGGCTAGACATAAGTGTGATTCCGCAAGTAATAAACTCACTGCTAAATACTGGGCATGCAAAGACCTATGGGGTGGACCCGGTAAGTCTAAGACATCATGCCCTAAAAATAGAAAATGTAAGTAATGAGTTCAAGTAAAGCATTACAACAGCAGCAATTATTAAGTAAAAAATTACAAACTCTGTTGTCTTCTTCTTTAAAAAAAACAACTGAACTTACAGTTGCTTTAGACACTAAAGTTAAAACTACACAGTTTGAAGAAATGTTAGCAGAAAAAGCAGCCTTGGTGCATACTCATTCTGTAGCTGATATTATAGGACTAACTGGTGGATTGACACAAAGTGTCAATGTGCAGACCTTTGACAGTAGCGGTACTTGGACGAAACCTGCGGGAGCAGTAACAACAACCATTGTCATGTCAGGTGGAGGAGCAGGAGGTATGTATTCAACTACTGCTGCCGGAGGAATTGGTGGAGCAGCGGGTGAACCGTTTGTGATCTCCGTAGCTTCAAGCACATTGGATGCCACCGAATCCGTAACTATTGGAGCAGGTGGAAACGGTGGTATTGGTTCTCCTGCTACAGCACCGACATATGGAGCAGCAACTACTTTTGATAGGTTTATTGCATTAGGAGGTGGCATTGGAACCAGTGCAACCACCGGGTGTCAATACAGAAATATTCAAATCCTTGGATCATCATCAGTCAACGCTTGGGGTGGCGGTGGTGCAGTACTTCAGGGCGGTAGAGTTGGTGGTTTAGGCGCAGGTGGTGGAGCAGGTGGTTCCACAGGATCAGGAAACGGCGCACAAGGTGGTTTAGCGAATACTTGGACTTACCTAAACAACGGAAGTACCAACGGTATTCCGGGTCAAGCAGGTGGAGCGGCAGGTGGAGCAACCCCAAGTGGAGCAGGTAGCGCAGGAACAATAAGTGTTTATGGCTTCGGCTCCGGCGCAGGTGGTGGTGGTGGCACAAATGCTACGAACCAACAAGGTGGCGTAGGTGGCGCAGGAATCCGTGGATCCGGCGGCGGTGGTGCGGGACGATCAGGCTCACTTGCCGTTGGCGCAAATGGTGGTAAAGGTGGCAATGGATTTGCAATCATTACAACGGTGTGCTACACATGATATATAAATACGCAATTATTCAATCAAGCATTGTTTGGACTATTATTGTGTGGGACGGTATTGCGCCGTGGTCACCACCTGAAGGCACTGAACTACTACAACTTGCTGACGGCGAACTATGTGATAGTGGATGGACATACGAAGCAGGTTCAACTCCAAGATTTATTCCTCCTATTAATATTCCTTAATTATAGAAAGCACATAATGGCTAAAGCTAAACCCAAAGCTAAGGATGCTTGCTATAGTAAAGTCAAGTGGTAAAACATGGCAAAGAAAACATACAAATGTAACTGTGGTAAGACTACCACATGCACGGGCAAAGACGCTACAAAGATAGTGTACCCAAAGAAAGATAAAAAATAATGATTCATACACACACAATGTCACAGTTAAAGACTGTGCAAGAGCAACTAAAGTTATTACGTCCTAGTACTTCTAACTTTGCAGTAGTAGCTGTTGGTAGTTTAACAACTGAAGTACCAACAACAAGTTTTCCAACTCCAACGGGAAGTCCAATTGGTCATACCTTTGCAGTCATTCCAGCCTCTACATTAAATTATTTAAAATTAATTCCTTTTATTAGTGTTGCCACTCCTAGCGCACACGCAATTAGAGTCACTGGTTATTCATTAGCAGACTCTGGTTTTTATGTACCACAGTTATTATTCTATGGTACTATCTCTGCTGTAAGTGCTACAGCTTCAACAATTAACAGTCAGTCTGTATATGTAGCAACTACTATCAATAAAACAGAAGGTGATGCAAAAATTTACAATGCTGCAACTAGTAAGTCAGCAGCATTTGTTCTTGTAGATACCTTAGGTTGTCAGTATATTAAAGTTGAGTTTATTGGGGCATCAGGTAATGCCAATGCTTTCTATGGAGCAATGTAATGCATCGTAATCGAACATGGACTTTAGATCCTCCTGAATGGAGGACACAACGGAATCGTTTACTTCCTATAGAGGGAGGAGATGGTTCTACATTAAACTTAGATTTTACTACGGGTGTTCTTGATCCACGATTGACATTTACCCGCGCTTCCAATGCCACGTTTATAAACTCAAGCGGTTACGTTGAATGGACAAAATCAAACTTATGGCTAAGAAGTAATGAGTTAGCCAATGCATCTTGGACTGCTCTTAACGTAACTCGCGTTAGTTCGACAGATCCGAATGGTGGCAATACAGCAACTGAGATAATTGAAACTGCTGTTAACAATATTCATACATTGATTCAAGCGGTTGGAAGCATTCGTGGTATGAGATATACCGCTAGTGTGTACATGAAAAAAGGTGTTAATCGAACCGTTGGATGGATACGAGACAACAACCTAGGTAGTGACGCACTTATATTTTACACCTTAACCGGGAGTGGTTCCTATTCGATTGCTAATGCAGGGTATGGGATTACCGGAAGCATCGAACGTGTTGGAACTACCGATTGGTATAGGTGTGTATTTTCAATTACTTGTGCTACTGGTGCTGATGCAAACATCCAACTAGGAACTGCTGAAAATACTAGTTACGGGTCATGGTCATTTCTTGGCGTTGTTGGTAATAGCATTCATGTTTGGGGCGCACAAGCCGAAATGGGATTTGTTGCTCGACCTTTAATTGTTACTACCTCAGCAGCAAAATATGATGATCCTCGCTTCGACTATAGCCCTACAAACATTGGGCAGCCAAAGGGACTGCTGATTGAGGGGCAGACGCAGAATGCGCTGTTTTACTCGCAAGATGTGACGCAAGCCACTAGGTGGACTATTCAGGGTGGGATTCCAGCGTCCTATACATCTGTTTCTGCAACTGGCGGGACTGCACCCGACAATACAAATACCGCCAATCTTTGCACGGAAACAAGTGGTTCTTTATCTCGGTCGATTTATCAGGGTCTTACCGCAGCAGCGGGAACCTACACGGCTTCCGTATGGGTAAAAGCTGGGACTGGCAGTACGCGATACATCCGACTTGTACTTCCATCTGCTGCTGGAAACTTTGTTTATGTGACAGTTAATACTGCTACTGGTGTAGTAACACAAGCCGCAGCAGTTGGAACAGCAACAGCAGCTAGTGCTACTGTTACTCCATATCCCAACTCTTGGTATCGCATACAATTAACTGGAACACTTGCAGCAACTGTAAGCTTTGTGTTTATTGTTCCATTAGATTCTGCTACGCCTTCCGTTAACACAAGTGATTATGGACGAGAAGCCTATATTGGTAACGGATCTTCGTTCTATGTATGGGGCGCACAAATTGAGACAGGCTCCGGCGCATCCTCCTACATCCCTACGGGTGCGAGTCAGGTCACGCGGAATGGAGATGATTGTAAGATTACTGGGACTAACTTTTCTTCTTGGTTTAATAACACAGAAGGCACTTGTCTTTTTGTGGGTGACAATTCATTTGTGCCAGCACCAAGTAACTTTGCAAATAGTTGGGGATTAATTAGTGCTGCAAATAGTTTACGAATAAGTAACTACACCAGACACACCGATGGAAGACTTGGAGCATCAGCGCGTTATTTATCAAATCCAGCAAATGCTCTCACTTTTGACTCACCATCAGGATCTCCAACCAAAATCACCACAACCGCCGTTTATAAAACTGCATTTGCATTGAAGACAAATGATTTCGCTTACTCGGCAAACGGAAACACTGTTGGACTTGGTGAAGCAGCTGGTACATTTGAAGCTGTTACATCCCTTGAGTTTGCACGAGATGGCATACGAAACGGACACATAAAACAATTTAAATTCTTTCCAACACGACTTTCTAATTCACAATTACAACAACTTACTTCACCTGACTATGTTGCACCTACTCTGAATTTAGATTTTTTAAGTATGTCTAGCCATACAGATTTAATAAATAGTGGTTTAACTTTTAGTAGACCAAGTACTGCGACTTTTGTAAATTCACAGGGATATGTAGAGTATGCAGGTGCAAACTTAATAGTCTCAAGTGAAGCTATTGAAATTGGATCTGGAAAATGGACTCAAGTTGGCACTGCGTCTGTTTCAATTGATTCAGCCATACTTACCCCAAATGGCAATCCGGGTACGGCAAAGGTAACTGGAACTACTACTGGCTCTCACAGAATAGTTTCTAATGCAATTCAGATGAACCGACAACAGCACACACTTACTATGTGGGTTCGCGGAGGAACAAGTCTACAAACAAATATTGGTGTTTATGATGGCACTAATTTTTGTCCATATACTGCCACAATTGTAAGCGGTCCGGGAACCCTCTTTGCGGGTGCAACTCAACTTACGATTAGTGGTTTAACTACTGCTTGGACAAAAATACAAGTTGTTCTTACCCCAGTTACAGATAGTCCATTTAATATTTTAGTATATCCGGACAATAATGGGACGAGTAAAGATGTATATCTTTGGGGTGTACAAGTTAATCCGGGTGCAACCGCCCAGACTTATTATCCTACAACCACAACTGCATATCACGCCCCTCGGTTCGACTACAGCCCTACGACCATTGGGCAACCAAGAGGATTGTTAATTGAAGGGCAGACGGCGAACCTATGTACATACAGCAACGACTTCAACAACGGTGCTTGGGTAAAAGATGGTGCATCGACTGGTGGACTCGATCCCACAGTTGATGCCTCATATTCGGCAACAGGTCCAGACGGCGCATCGACCATTACGCGAATTGTTTTTAACAAAACTAATGGAGTGTTCTCTCGAATTAGACGACAGATCAATGTGTCAAATGCCACCTACACCATGTCGTTGTGGATGAAAGCAAACACAGCAAATGGTGCAGCAAGTACTCAAAATGTTGGCTTGAGAATGGGATCAAGTGCTGGAGTTAACTGCGTTGTAACTACAATATGGCAACGGTTTACTCATACCTTTGCAGTTGTAGACGGCAGTGCTGAGTTCCAAATTATGCTTTGGGATAACATTACTGGTCCACCAGCCAACAGCGAAACCGCAGATGTTCTTGTCTACGGCGCACAACTAGAGGCTGGCTCCGGCGCATCCTCCTACATCCCTACGGGTGTAACTGCTGGTGGAGTCACGCGGACTCCTGATCTGTTGGCAGTAACTAGCGCAACAACAATGGGTTTGAATACCTCAGAGGGAACCTTCTTTGTGGAAACGGAACTTCCCCGCGCTGGAACAACTAGCCCAGCACAGTTTGGTACTCCTTATGCAAACGGTTCTTGGTTTGGGCATTTCTATGGTGGAGCCGATGCACTTACTTTGACTGCAAATTGGTGGGGTGGTTCATTAGGTGGTTTAACTAGAGGTGGCAATACAAAGTCATTGACAGCATTATCATATGGTGCTTATACTGGTCTAGCATTATCTTTCTCATCTAGTTTAAATGGTGCTTTATCAACAGGAACAATGACTAGTAGTGGTGGTAATAATGCACCAAATCCTGCAACATGGAGTTATATTACACTAGGGTGTAATGCAACTAGTTTGGCTGCACCATCTAGAGATAATTTATATGCTTGTATTAAAAGCTTTAAATATTATCCTGTTAGATTAACTGACGCTCAACTCCAATCAATCACAGCTTAAGAAAGATATCATGGATTATCAATTACGAACAGATACTAAAGAAGAAACCGATGCCGCTCTTGTAGCTGCAGGTATTCTTGCTGAACAAGTACACGAAGGTGTAACAACCCTAGTCCCTACTGGTTTAGTTGCTATTGATTATATCGGCTCAATTTCAAAACCACCAATTACAGATGAAGAAGGTGTTGTTATTACACCCGGCACAACTGACTCACGATTCCATACAAACATCCGTGTTTGTTTTGAGATGACGGAAGAACAGATTGAGTTGCTTCCTGTTGTTGATCCCTCACCAGCGATTCCCTATCGCGTATTCGCATAAGAAAGGAATACTATGAAGAAGAAACCAGCTAAGAAGATGATGGACAAGAAGATGGCAGTTAAGAAAGCCGCCTCAAAGAAGAAGCCTTATTAAATTTAACGAAAGATACACAATATGAATGAAGAGACTCCCGATATGATGGAACAATCCTCCGAGACTCCAGTCATGTCTTCGGAACAATCTCTTACATCGACTCCAGAGGATGCTCAGCTTGCTCGTGAGAAAGTAGCCTTTGATGCTTATGTAAGAAACCAAGGTATGGCTGTCCCTGAAAACTTCAAGGATGCCGGAGCTTGGTTTGAGAGTTTAAAGACTGCTCAAAAAGGATACACTCAGTCACGACAAGAAGTCGCAGACCTGAAGAAGAAGTATGAAACAACCCCGTCAACTACTAATCCAGTTACGGGACAACCTGTGGTAGAACCTGTGAAGGAAGTAATTCCTTTGCTACCAGAGGTCTTAAAGATTCCAGAGAACAAGGTTGAAGAGGTAGCCAAGGTAGAAAACATCCCGGCATCCTCAGATGATTGGAAGCAGTGGACCATTGAGTTCACAGCTAACAATGATCTCTCGCCTGAAACATTGGAAGTCATTAAGAAGAAGACTGGTCTTCCTGATTATGTTGTTAATGAATATATGCAGGGACAGAAGGCTAAGATTGAGATGGCTTATACTAAGGCATCTGAGTTGGTTGGTGGTCGGGACGAGTTGAGTAAACTCTTTGTCTGGGCTAGCAAGAATCTCAGTGCTGCAGAACAAGCTTCAGTCAATCAGAACCTAGCATCGGCATCTTGGGATGTAGCCCTCTATGGGCTTCAGGCTAAGTATGCTAAGACCACACAGACAAGCAAGGGTGCAGAACCCAAGCCAAGTGCAAAGGGGCAGATCCCTATTGCATCGACTCAGCAGGGAATCACTGCTTACCAAACTAAGCGGGAGTTCTCTGCAGAGCGTAATCATCCGGGCTTCAACAACGATCCTAAGTATCGTGCATATGTTGAGCAGCGGATGATGCGTACTAACTTTGAAAAATTACCCAAATAATCCGTAGCAAGACAGCGGATCGACTGAGGTTAGCCAAAGGGTAAATCCCCCTTTATGGTAATGGATGACCCTTGGCTAAACTCACTCAACAAAAAGACTCCCTTAGGAATAATCGAACGGTTGAGAATTTTTTGTCTTACAATTTGATATGAATGATATGATCTTTTTTAAGAAAGAATATTACAATGGCTTTTACTAGTACAAATATTGCTGCTGCTGACTTTACACTTCCGCGTACTGGCATTTCAGATAATACTTCGGGTGGATCAAATCCACTTAATAAGCTCTGGTTGCCACTTTGGTCGGGCGAAGTAATCAATGCATATGATCAATTCAACATGTTTGAAAATATGATCACAACCAAGACTCTTACTGGTGGATACTCTTATGAGTTCCCAATCACTGGTACTGTTGGTCTTAATCCATCTTGGAATTCGGGTGTTGAGCTTGGTGGTTTTAGTGGTGAAACCAATGCTACCTCGACCACTATCAAGGTCAATCTTGATAAGCGTCCTATGGCAGCTCACTTTGAAACTGACAATGTTGACTTGCTCGTTACTCAGTGGGACTACCGCTCTGAGTTGGCTCGTCAGGCTGGACTCACCCTTGCTAGTACCCGCGACCGTCAGATTCTGATGGCACTCGTAGCTGCAGGTGCTATGGCTCCAGTAACTGGAGATCCTCGTGGTCTTGCAGCGGCTGCATTCCATGCACCAAGTCAAGTTGCAAATGGAACTGTTTCTGGTCTTATTGCCACAACTTCTGATACTGAAGGACTTCTCATTCTACAAGCAATCGAGGATTACCTCGTTGTTTGTCAGGAGAATGATGTTGCTATTGGTAGCGTCTATTGCGCTGTACCTCCAAAGGTATTCCAAGTCATTCGTGCGCTTGGTATTCCAAGAACTCCAACTGTCAACTCCAATAGTGCTTTTGTTAATAACCCAATGTTTACTGGTAGTGACGACTACGGTGCTGGTGCTCCAATTTCACAGGGCATGAATATGATGACTGACAGCCTTGATTACATGGGTGTCAAGATTGTTAAGACTAACCATATTCCAAAACTTAACCACATCACTGCTGCTAATAACATTGGTGG